AAGGAGGTCACAGGTAAGTTCTATGATAAGGTGTTTAAATACTTGATGAAATGATACAAGAGACACCATTCAAAGGATCACCATTACAAACTGAGATACGTAATGCTCAAGGTGATAAACTGCATACACTACGTGTGTTTATAACAGTAGCAGTTAACAACAATCCAGAGTCATTGTTTTGGAATGAAGCATTTGAAATGATAAACAAAAAGAAATGAACTACTTAGTAAAAATAATGATCTACATTGATGGGCAGTATCATACCCCTCAATCAATACTTGATAAGATTAACAAGTAAGGCTCTGGTAAGCCAACCCCCTGTCACTTAGATCGGCACTATGTCACAGGGGGAACATACTTAGGCTCTGGTAAGCCACAAGCCATCCAAGAAAGTAGACGTACAAGTAATGCAGGTGCATGGCAACACCTTCAATGGCAGCCATAAGGGGAGCACAACAGCTCCCTTTATTATGTTAATAACTTTTACTAACTTAGCCAAGTGTTAATCATTGACCTGCATAGAAAACAGAAACCATTTGCCATTACAGTAACTAATGAAACACATGGGCGGCTGTACTCAATACTGTTCAAAGATAGATACATTAGGTGTCAAGAGCTTACAAGATATGAGATCAGATGGTTTTGTGATAACATCAATCTGTTCAAAATAACACATGAGACACCACATGGTAGGGTATATGAATACAGGAAGTTCAAGAGGTCAATCAGTAACTCAATGAGACATAATTTTTTAGTAAGAAATAAGATAATAAATGATAGATACATCTGACATTGATAAGACCAAGCTAATGGAGCTTATCAACCTAATCTCTGATATTGGATATGATTACATAAGCAATCCAACAGATGCACTGAATTACACTAAGGAAATCAATCTTTTAAAATATGAACTCACAAGAGACTAAGAAAATTTACTCATTCAACTTTGAAACCAAAACAGCTTACATCAATGATGAGCCATTGGGTGCTATTGTTGATCATTCGGACACATCCATTAATGTTCTATGGGATGATGGCATTGAGCAAGAGTTTAGGCTGTGGCAACCTGTTAAAAATTTCACTAACTTTGAGGCATGAGAAAGAAAATCAAAGTAGTCTTAGGACTTATCATACTTCCTATATTCACACTGTTATATTTTGCAGATAAGTTCGTTCTATGGTTTATGCCATGGAAGAGTTCAGATACTATTCAGAAGTGGATATATGACCCTAAGAAAGCAACTGAGAGCCTATTCAGAGTGATTGGTGCATTGGCTCTTTTTGGTTTATATGAGTTGATAACTAATTTGTTTTAACTACAACGTAACTACAACGAAATATGGCAGGCAGAGGACAGATAGAACCACGTTGGGAAAGCGGTCAAAGTGGTAATCCTAATGGCAGACCAAAAGGATCTAAAAACAGAAGTACAATAGCTAAGTATTGGCTATCAATGGAGCAGTCAATTAGCAATCCATTGACAGGTCAAAAAGAAACCATAAGTCAAGAGGATGCCATGACATTAGCCTTGATTAAAAAAGCCAGGGAAGGTGATACAAATGCATACAAGGCACTCATGGATAGTGGTTATGGTGCACCTGTTCAACAGGTAGAGCAGACACAAACCAATGTGGACCTCACAGGGTTATCAACAGATGAGATAAAATTACTACTCAAAGGTGAATGAGACACAAAAAGCAATTAGGAACTTATTACATCTCGAGCTTTGCCGTAGGGAATTTTGGGAGTTTTGTCAGTACTATGACCCGGCATTCTTTGAAAGTAGAGTATTTCTCCACAGTGTCGTACAATCATTTCAAGATTTAGAGGAGGGTAGTATTAGATCACTCAGTGTATCTATGCCTCCAAGGGCAGGCAAGTCCTATATCAGTTCACTGTTTTGTGCCTGGACCATTGGCAGGAACCCAGCAAGATCAGTGATGAGAAATGCATGTACTGCCACATTATACCTCAAGTTCAGCTATGATGTTAGAAACATAGTAAAGAGTGATAAGTTCAAACAGGTATTTCCATCTGTTCAATTGAGTGATGACAAGGCTAACCTTCAAGGTTGGAACACCAATTATGCTAAGCAGGTCAGTTACTTTGGAGCAGGTGTTGGAGGTACTATCATTGGATTTGGAGCTGACAACATTGCAGTAACAGATGACCTTTACACAGGATTAGAACAGGCTTTATCAGATACTCAGAATGAGAGAATCATTCAATGGAAGGAGGCAACACATGACTCAAGGTTTGAATCTGGATGCAAGAGGATTGACATAGGCACACGTTGGTCACTCAATGATGTGATAGGCAGGCAAATGAATGACGGCATCTATGACAGATCCATTGTCATTCCTGCATTGATAGATGGCAAATCATTCTGTGAATCAGTCATGACTACAGAGGAGTACTTGACTAAAAAGAAACGTACTGAGCCATCCATTTGGGAGGCTGAATACATGCAGAGTCCTGTTGATATTCAAGGTAGGTTATTCAATGACCTTAAAACCATGCAGTTAACTGAGTTTAATTCAATCAAAACTACAATACAGGGTTGCATTGCATACTGTGATGTGGCAGACCAGGGAGCAGATTTCACAGCATTTGCCATATTAGCAGTGGCAGGTAATGAGTTCTATCTGGTTGACTATGTGTTCAACAAGTCAAATACAGATGTAACCATGCCACTCATTGCAGCTAAGCTCAATCAATGGAATGTTACCTATTGCAGGGTTGAGTCCAACAGCATGGGTGCTATGTTCGCAAGAGGATTGCAGAAACAAACTACCACAAAGATATTACCGGTCCACAACTCAGTGAATAAGATAACAAGGATCATCATGCAGTCAGTATGGATCCAACAGAGGATTACATTTGTCAACAATGGCACTCCTGAGAGTGAGTTATTCATTCAGAATGTACTGCATTTCAGTAAGGAGGGTAAGAATAAGAATGATGATGCACCGGATTGCCTGGCAGGGTTGGCCATCTTTGCACAATCCATGTTCAGACAGTTGGCTTAATCAGACCCCCTTTTTGTTATGTAATTATTTATTATATTTGCCAAAACATTATTAAATGGCATTTGATTTCATTAGTGCATTTGTTGATAATTATGCCAATACAGACCGGTATCGTAACTTAACAAGGCAAATCTTCCCCCCTGCAATACAGATATGGGGTAAAAAAGAGGCTGTTTGGTTAGATACAGGTGATGCATGGAGGCTGTTCATTGATATTCCTGAGTTAAGGAGTGTTGTGAACAAGCGGGCCACAATGATGAGTACAAACATCCCTACTTTATTTGATAAGGATGGTAATATTGTCACTAATCATTGGATAAATGACCTAATCAACAAGCCTAATGGAGTGCAGTCATGGTCAGATGTTGTCTATTCAATGAGTGTACAGGATGCATTATACTCTAATGTGGTTGCATACTGCCCATTGAGATCATTTGGAGTAAGGAATCTAATCATAACACTGCCAAATAACAAGATAAGAATCAATCTGAGTGGTAAAAAGCTCAAACAAATGGAGGCTAATGACCTTATCACTTCATTTGAGTTCACTTATGATGATGGATCTAAAGAGACAATTACCTTTGATGATACAGTTTACCTCACAACAGCGGATGGAATGAACATAGTAAGACCTATCTCAAGGATAGACTCACTGAGATTACCTCTATCCAACATCATGGCAAGCTATAACAAGCGTAATGTATTACTTGAGAACCTTGGAGCCATTGGTATCCTATCTGCTCAGAGTAATGACATGGGAGGAGCTATCCCAATGACACCAGAGGAGCGGTTAAAGATACAAAAGGATTGGTACAGAAGGCAAAAAGATGAGTTAATTATCACTGAATCCAATGTAAATTGGCAGCCAATGAGCTATCCAACAAGGGATCTCATGTTATTTGAGGAGCTTACAGAGGATAAGTTGGCAATCATTGATGCATTTGGATTGAATTACAACCTATTCTCAAGTGAGAAGGGTTCGACATTCAGCAATGTAAGGGATTCAATTCGTATGGCTTACACTGATACAATCATTCCAGAAACACAACAGATGTATGATTCAATGATAGCTCAATGGGGATTGCAAGGTGAGTACTATCTACAGGCTAACTTTCAACATCTGCCAATACTTCAAGATGATGAGCAGGTAAAAGCTCAGGCAGAAAAAACCAAAGTAGATACATGGTCAGTTATGCTTAGAGATGGAGTGATTACCCAACAGCAATATGCAGAGGAGTTCGATATTGAGTTACAGAAACAAGATAGGACAGAGGCACAGGCAGCTGCATTGGCACAGGCTCAGACTAATCTCAAGGGAACAGTCGGAGGGTTGGATGGTATAATAGGACTCAATGCCGCTGTAAGTAGTGGCCAGATGGATAGACAAACAGCTGTAAATACATTGGTTAATTACTATGGATATGATCCTGTGACAGCAAATTCAATGATAACTAATCCAATACAAAATGCCAATACCTAAACCAACAGGAGAAGAGAATGAGGAGCAGTTCATTGGACGTTGCATGAGTGATGAGAGCATGAACAGTGAGTATGACAGTGACCAGAGGTTTGCAATATGTTCAACAGCATGGACCGATAACACAAAGAGTATGAGTAAATATGAGATAAAAAGCGGCTTTGAAATTAAAGACATGGACTCTTCCAAAAGGGAGGTTGCTGTTTATTTGGCAAAGTTTGGTAATGTAGACTCTGATAATGATGTGATCCAAAAGGGTGCGTTTAAAAAATCCATCCAAGAGAGAGGACCACAAGCTGCATCAAATCGTAAGATTGCATTCCTAAGACATCATGACTGGGAGAAACAGATCGGAGTATTCAGTAAGTTACAAGAGGATGACAATGGACTCTTTGCTGTTGGTAGATTAGGCACCTCAACAATGGGAGAGGATGCATGGAGAGACTATCAAGAGGGTATCATAAAGGAGCATTCAGTTGGATTCCAAAGGGTATCTGATAAGACTAAATTTGTAAAGGACAGTTCTAATCCATTGGGTGGGTTTACACTACTTCAAGAGGTTAAACTTTGGGAGGGTTCTGCTGTTACCTTTGGAGCAAATGAGTTGACCAATGTAGTTGACATCATGAAAAGCGAAACTAAAAAAACATACATAGATAAGATTTCAGATGATTTACAAACAGTAATCAAAGCCCTGGCAAATGGTAAGGGGTCAGATGAGCGTTTGTTTGAACTCGAAATGAAAGCCAACTTCCTGTCAAGTCAATTGACTTTACTCGCACAAACAGAACCGGAAAGCCATTCTGTTGAATTGTATGAGCCGGAGCAAAAAGCATTTGATTGGAGTGAGGTAATTAGTAAACTTTAATTTTTTAATTTAAAAACAAAATGGAAAACAATTTAACACCTGAGCAAGTTGTTGAAAAAATCAACGGTTTGTTCTCTGAAAAATTTGCAACTATCCCAACTAAGGATGAGGTTGCTCAATTAAAAAGCGAGCTTGACAACTTCAAGTCTATCGAAGTTAAGAACTCTGAAATGGAGAAAGCTATTGCAAAAATGGAAGGTCGCATTGAGGCTATGTCTGAGAAGGCAGTTGATGCACCAAAAGCAAAAGGAGCTAAGACTTTAAAAGAGGCATTAGTAAAAACTTATTCTGACAATGTTAAGGCTATCACTGACTCAATCGAGAAAGGTCATAGAATTACATTAGATGTTAAGACTGACACTACAATTGATGGAGATTACTCTGGTAATGTTGCATTGAGTGTATTAGAGCCAGGAGTAAACAGAATTGCACGTCCTATTCGTAGAATACGTGAGATTTCTAATGTAGGAACAACTACATCAAAATTCGTTACTTACATCCAACAAACTCAAAACGTTACTCCAGGAGCTGAAGGAACTCTATGGGTAAATGAGGCTGGTGCAAAATTCAATGGAGAGGTTAAGTATGAGGAGGTATCTGAGGAAGTTAAGAAAATTGCTGCTTACATCAAGGTTTCAAAAGAGATGTTGGCTGACTTATCATTCGTTAGATCTGAAATCAACACTGAATTGATGGAAGCTATTGAGCAAAACATTGATTATTCATTAGTAAATGGAGCAGGTGGTGTTGACTTAAATGGTTTATTATCTGTTGCACCGGCATTCTCTGCAGGTACATTCGCAGGTACTATCCCAGGAGCAAACATTTCTGACTTAATCAGAGTTGCTAAGGCTCAGATTCAAGCTGCTAATTTTCAACCTACTCACGTTGTATTAAACCCAGAGGATGTTGCTAAAATTGAGTTGACTAAGACATCATCTGGTGAGTACACTTATCCTGCATTTTGGGATGCTAATATGATGTTGGCTGGTTTGACTATCGTATCTTCAAACAACATCACTGCAGGTACTTTGGTTGTTGGTGACTTCACTAAATTCAACATCAAGTTCAGAGAGGACATGAATATGTCAGTAGGATATGAGAATGATGATTTCACTCGTAACATGGTTACTATCTTATGTGAGGCTCGTTTGGTAGCTTACATCAAAGGTAATGATGTTAATGCGTTTGTTCAATCAGATATCGCAACTGATATAGCTCTAATCAACGACTAAAATTCAATCCAATATGGAAAAGAAACCACGCAAAAAGAAGATTGCTAATGTAGAACTTGAGAATAAGATTGAGGCACCACAAGTTGAGGCGGTTGAAACTGTTGAGGCTGTGAGCTTAGATCCAAACAAAGAGTACACATTCATTAGCAATGGCACCTTCCCTGGCCTTGCAAAAGGTCAAATATGGAAGATGTTAGGCTCAAAGGCAGAGGCATTGGTTAAAAAAGGATATGGTAAAATAAAATAAAATGATACTTTCAATTCAAGATTTTACGGGCAAATATCAAGTATCTACAGGTATGTATGATCAGGCTAAATTGCAGGATTACATCAATAGATATGAGCCACGTTATTTGAAGCAACTGTTTGGAGTAAGTCTATACAATGACTTTCAATCAGACCTGCTTAATAATGTGCCTCAAAGTCCTAATTTCTTGATATTATTTAATCCATTATCAGAGGATATGGGATACAATTTCTATTATTTCAATGGAGTATATGAAGGAGTAAACCAAATAGACTCAGAAGGGATAAAAGAGATGTTGAAAGGATTTATTTATTTTGAATATGTCAAAGACTTAAGTAATCAAATCACGCCAATAGGATTAGTTAAGCCAGATAATGAGAACAGTACAGTTGCTAATACTTTATTCAGCATGATGTACACTCGTTATAATGAGGCAATACGGTCCTATAATTCAATTCGAGATTTCATAAGATATACCACAGCTCCCCCATTAGGTCAAGCAGTTACACTGAATTTGACAAGTGGGGGCACTGGATATGTCAATCAAACAAATGTAAGTTTAACGGGAGGCACAGGCACAGGGTTGAAAGTTGACATCATAGAGGATGGCTCAGGAGTAGTTGATGAGGTTACCATAACACAAACAGGAACCGGCTACACAATAGGTGACACGTTCACTTTACCTGGTGGGAATAATGATGCAACAATAGAGCTTACATACGTTGGCATAGGTGATTATAGAAAGTTCAGAGGAGTTCCTAAATTAACAGCATATTGGTTATGACACAGGATGTATCACAGGCAGTTGAGGATTTAGTTGCTCAGATAGATAATGAGATACTTGGGTTGTATGATCCAATTCAGCAAAAGACAATCACTTGTGATACGTCCTATGCGAGGGTTGGAAAGTATATCACAGATCCTATTAATGGACAATTGTTAATCACAGGCATTGAGACAGATGAGTGGATTCAGGCAGGTAATGCTACTGGAGTGTTGACACTTCCACAGCCTTACTTTGTGCCAGGCACTAAGATAGCAGCCAACAATGAATGGACAGCAGTCAGCAATGACCTCACACAAAAAACTCCATTAGTATGGTTGTTGCATGATGTAAGATATCAAAAGTTTGGACGTGAAAGTGTTTACGAATGGGAGAGTGATTTGAGGATATTTTTCCTTGATGAGACTGACATCGTGAATTACTACACAAAGGACCACATTGATAATGTTGTTGTGCCAATGAGTAAGCTCGCTGGCAAGTTCATTGAGGTGATTGATAACAGTCCATCATATAAAACTCTGGAAGGATACGAAGTTGTGAACTTCACTCGGTTTGGAACTGAGCAGGCAAATGGTTATTTTCAAAACATATTGGATGCAAATTTAAGTGGTGTTGAGCTACGAATAAAATTAACGAAATATAAACAGAATTGTAAATGCTAAAAAATAGAAAAAATGGCAGGATGTAATTGTAATGCTGGTCTTGGCAACACAGGGAGACCAGGGTGCGTTCCTATTCAGAGCGTAACAAGTAAATTAATAATGGTTCCATTGAATGCCAATGATGGAACATTGAACGGGATAGATTTATCTGCTCCACTTCCAACATGGAATAGCTTAGTAAATGAGCCAGATGCATCAAAGAGATGGTTCCCTTTACCGGCATTTGAGAATGTAGAATTACCAAAGGCAGAGTCTCAATTTGAAGAGGCTAACTCAGGACGTATGGCATTCCTAAGAGAAGGTAAAAGATCATTCACTGGTGAGTTGTGGGGAGAGGATTCAACTCCAACCTTATTAGGTAAAATGAAAGCAGGCCGTTGTGTAAACTTCGGAGTGTACGTTGTTGACGTAACAGGTAACTTAATTGGTTCAAAAGTGAATGGATATTTATATCCTATTCCTGTAGATAACCAATCATGGAACCCTACATTCATGTTTGCAACAGATTCAACTGTACAGAAAATCATGTTAACATTTGACTTTGATCGTTTGTTTGATGATTCAACTATGTACATGATCACAGCAACAGAGGCAAACCTTGACTTCAACACATTGACTGGATTGATTGATGTTAACTTAGTTGAGACATCATCATCTGCTACACAAGTTGTATTAGAGGCTACATTTGATTATGGTACAGCATTGAACCCTATCTTACTTCAAGGTGTGACATCTACGTCTGACTGGGAGATATTTGATGTAACCAACCAGTTATCATTAGGATCTCCAACAGCTGTATCTGAATTACCTGCAGGAACTTACACATTGTTAAAGTCACTTACAGTAGGTGATACTTATACAGTATCAGTTGTTAAGGATGGATTCACTGGATCTGTGACATTCACAGTATAATAGTTCAAACTATAAACTCAAAAAAGAGACTCGTGCAAAAATGTGCGAGTCTTTTTTTATACCTTTGATTCTGAAATGGAGGAGGCTATCAACTTACTGGATAACATTGCAGCTTTTTTAAAGCCAGATGAGGTTTGGAAGAGAGTATTTTTGGATAAGACCTTGCAAAACACTATCATAGTAGAGTACATTCAGCAGGATCAGTTACTCAATGAGGGTGTTGATGAGACAGGCAATCCATTAAGGAACAAAGATAATGGTCGGACCACTTATTCAGCTGCAACAGAGATGCTAAGTGATGGGAGAAAGTTGGAAGGTGATCCATATAATTTGTTTGATAGTGGTGATTTCTACAGAAGTATGGTATTTTTGTTGGGAAAAGATTTTTTTGAAATAGATGCAGATCCAATTAAAGGCAATGATAACTTATTTACAAAATTCGGGGAGGGCATTATTGGGCTCACTGAGGAGAGCAAAAATAAATTACAAATCGAACTCCTCGAGAGATACGACAAAGAGATTAGAAGGATATTATCAGAGTATTGAGGACCTTCCAATCTATAATTGGTATAAATGCTTAGGCGGTGAGTTAAAGTTCCTTAGAACGGCTCAAAAAGGCTCAGAGCAAAATGATTTAATCATGTGGGAACAGATACATGATGAGTACATTAAGGAGTTTGGACTGTCAAAGGTCCATGCAAAGATATTGAAAGTGATAAAAGACAAGGCAATACAGGAGTTGGAATATGTAATTACAGGTGATCGGTTTAAATTGACCTTGATTGAGATGGAAGAGACCAGATTAAGGAACATATTGAACACTGCAGGTGGTGGAGTAGGGATTGAGGAGATGTTAATCCACATGTCAAAGTGGTTAGGTCAATGGATTAAGACAAAGGAGATAAGTGTTAAAGAGTTCTTTACACTACAAAGAGAATATGAACGTTATTTAAAGGCACAAAATGGCAAAAAAGATAAGTAGCAGTGATTTATTTGAGCAGGAAGACCTGTTCAAAGGAGTTAGAGATTCAGCAACTAAGACACTGGCTGTCTTTAATGAGTTACAGGCTGAACTCAAAGCCACTGCACAGGGTTTGAAAGGTGAACTGGCTGCCAACACTCAGGCATCAACTGCACAATTAAAGCAATTTGGAGCGGCAACAGAGCAGGCAAATAAGTTAATGCAACAGGCTGTGCAGATTGAGAAGTTGAAAGCTCAGGCAGACCAACAAAAAATTAAAGCTGAGCAGGAAATTGTCAAGCTCCAAAAGATGCAAGCTCAAGAGACTGCAAGATTGGCAAAGGAACAGGAGAAAGCGGCTAAGTTAGCAGCCAATGAGGCAAGTGCATACAGTAAATTGAGTGCAGAACTTAACAAAGCACGTAAAGCATACAAGGATTTGGCTGTTCAGAACCAGGAAAACAGTGTAGAGGGTAAGGAATTACTTGATACAGTGACCAGATTAGATGCTCAATTGAAGAAAGTTGATGCAACAGTGGGTCAACATCAACGAAATGTTGGTAATTATGGTGAGGCAACAAAGAGTTTAAAGCTACAATTGAGAGAATTAACTCAGGCATTGCAGAACATGGATGCATCTGATCCACGTTTTCAAGAGATGGCACAAAGAGCAGGGGAGTTGAAAGACCAGATTTCAGATACTCAGGCAGTTGTTAAGGCCACTGCAGGTAGTGCAATGGAAAACTTTGCCGGTGCAACAGCTAAGGCAGGACAGATTGGTGTTGCTGCCTTCCAAGGTGTTGAGGCATCCATGCAGTTGTTGGGTGTTGAGAATGAGAATGTACTTGAGGGCATGAGAAGATTGCAAGCTCTTGCAGGATTAGGTGATGCATTAAAAACATTGGGAGGATTAGGTGACACATTGACTGAGATAAGGGCAGGATTTGCGGCAACAATATCTAAGTTAGGATTGTTTACATCTGCACAAAACACAGCAACAACAGCAATCAAAGCTCAAAATGCTGCAGCCGCTGCCGGTGGTGGGTCATTTACTAAGATGGGTGCAGCTGCTAAGACAGCATTGAATGGTATAAAAACAGGATTAATATCTACAGGTATTGGTGCATTGGTTGTTGCCTTAGGATTAGTTGTTGCCTATTGGGATGATATCAAAGAGGCTGTATTTGGTGTATCAGCTGAGCAAAAGAAACTGAATGATTTGTCAACTAAAAATCAAAAGGTTGCTGAGAAAACATTAGAGAATTATGAAAATCAAGAAAATATATTAAAGCTCCAGGGGAAGACTGATAAAGAAATATTAAAAGGTAAAATAGTACTTCAAGAGAATGTAGTTAAGGCTAATAAAGCAAATCTTTTAGGACTTGAGGCAACAACAAAGGCAGAGATTGCAGCAAGTAGAATGAGAGAGCATGCATTGCTTTTCCAATTTAAATTGTATAAATACTTGATAGGGATTGCACTTGACTTTGCAACTAAGCCTATTGACTTATTCATTGACAAAGTTAACTCAATTGCAGATTCTGTTGGAATAGGTAAGTTAATAACATTCAATACTGCAGATATTAAGAAATCTGCAATAGGAGCTGTTGAGGCTGTTGAGGGTACGTTTAAAAGTGTATTTACATCTATTGGTTTAATAGCAGACCAGAATGCCTTAACAAAATCAATTGATGAGGCAAAGAGTAAATTATTAATATCTGAGAATGAATTGGCAGGTAGTAAACTTGCACTACGTGAAATGGATATTCAGTCAGGCAAAGAATTAGTAAAATCTGAGCAGAATAATGCAAAGGAACAAATAAACATTGATAGACAATTAATGGATGAGAAATTGCGTATCATGGAGGATGGATTTGATAAGGAGTATGCAATATTAAAAGAGAAAAGAAAACGTGATAAGGAGGATGCATTAAAGCAATTAAAAGAGGGTGTATTAAGTCAAAAGGATTATGACAGATTGATAATGCAAATTGATGAGAGCTTTGAGGCAGATAGAAAAAAACTCTATGAAACATCTGCAGATGAGAGAATGAAAACTCTTCAACCTGATACATCAATGTTTAAAAAAGGTCAAAAGGAAGAGATTGATTTGTTAATGCAGGGAGAGGCAGAGAAAGCAGCAAAACGTAAAGAGGCAAAAGAAAAAGAGATTGAGGATAATAAAAAACTTGAGGAGGAAAAATGGCAAACTACTCAAGATTTTGCACAAAAAGCCACTGATTATTTAAAGAAACAATCAGATGAGCGTATCTCACTAATTGACAAAGAAATCTCAGCGGCTGAAAAACAAGCTGACATCTACAGAGATTTAGCAGCCAATGGTAACATCAATGCACAGCAATCACTGGCTGAACAAGAGCGTATCATTGCAGAGTCCAATAGACGTAAGGAGAGAGAACAAAAGAGACAGCAAAGAATGGAGCTGGCTAATACAATCTACCAAACCTATGCAAGTCACGCTGCAAAGGATCCTAAAACAGCCCTAATGAATACCATTAAGGATGCAAGTTTATTGCAGGCTTTCATTAGTTCACTGCCAATGTTCTACGATGGAACAGAAGACACTGGAAGAGGTGGCGGAGTAGATGGTAAAGGAGGATTCCACGCTGTATTACATCCACATGAGAGAGTTATTCCTAAGTCATTGAATGACCAGATAGGGAACTTATCTAATGAGCAGTTAACAAGGCTTGCAATGGAGTATCAAAATGGCAGATTAGTTGGTCAGGATGTGGCTCATAGCTCATTGGATTTGGCTATCTTAGCGAACAAGTTAGACAACCTTACAGAGGTAATCAAACACAAACCAGAAACCAACATCCAACTGGGAGAGATAACACAGTCAGCAATGGAGATAGTACAGTCCACTCGCAAAGGTAATACGACAATATACAACAGATTCAAAGTAAGATCATGAGACACTTATTAAATGGCATTGAGGTAAGTCCACGAAACAGGGATTCAATTGGGGTAGTGAGTGACTTCACAGGCAATCCAGATGTATTGAGTTTGAATGTGGATACTCTTATCCTGCCTCGTGAGGCTAATCAATATATCAAAACATGGATTCAAAATAATGGTTTGTTCCTGGGCATTCCTTACAGTGTTGAGATGGATGGTAACATTACACTTGATTACTACATTGACTTATCAGATTCAAGTGCAAAGCCTATTGTTAGACAGCATGAGATTGAGGTTAAGTTAAAGAGGCGTAATGGCTCAGACACATTTTGGGAGAAAGCCAGGGGAACATCATTTGATTTGATGATCAAAGATAATCCAACCTATTTTGATACTAAAAGATTAGGTTATATAGTTGTAAGGGATGACGCTGCTATGATGGCATTTCAATTGAGTGTCTCAATATTTATGATGACTATTCAATTAGTACAATCAATCAAAGACTTTGCAGATAGACTTGCAGAAACCACAACCACTCCATTGCAGGGTGCGTTAAAGTGGGTAATTCAAATCATTTACTGGATAAGTGTATTGGCTGCCATTATATCATTACTTAGTCAATTATTTCCTATCTTATTCCCTCGAATAAAGTACTTCAAAGGACTGTATTACTCAGAGATATTCAACAAAGGATGTCAATTTTTAGGATATACTCCACTTCCATCTGACACTATATTCAACGTTCAACCAGGTTGGTTTACTTTGCCGGTTCCATTGAATGAGGATAATGATAGTTTCTTTGAAGGTATATCCAATGACTTAGCAGATCCAAAGAATAAACCAACATGCTCTGCATCTGACACTACTCCAACCTTTGGAGCATGGCTTGATGAGGTGTTAAAGCAATTCAATGCTAAGTTATTCATTGATCCTGTAAATAAGACTGTGAGAATTGAGAGGAGAGACTGGCTTGATAGTCAGACATCTTTACAGATTGATCCTGCATTAAACATTCAACCTGAGAGGGATGAGCAGTTTACTTACAATACAGAAGAGACATGGAAGAGATATTACATTGCTTACACATTAGATTACACTGATGCTCACACTGTGGATGGTAAGATGTTTGCAAGGCATCAAGCGGAGTACTCAACTGAGAATAACGTTCCAACAACCAATGCAGACCTTGTTACAATCAAAGGATTGAATGAGGTTAGAATTAACTTTGCAATGGGAGCTCCAAAAGGAAAGTTGAGTTTCATTGAGCTGTTGGCAATTCCATTCTTTGCCCTGGCAGATTCTGTTACATCCACATTTGCATCTATTGGCATTGGCAATGCAACAAATTATGTAGCTCAGGTATTGGATAGAATAAACGTATTGAAGGTATCAAATGAATACTTTGGTATTACAAAAAGTTTGTATGTTAAGCAGGCACCTGCAGGTGGGAATAAAGTAAGCCTTGACACTCAATTCTATGATACCAGATATAGTGCAACAGCCCTATGGGATGAGTTTCATTACATTAATTTTATAGCAAATAATGATTATATTATACACGAAGAGGCTCGGATAAGATTAAGACAATCTCAATTTGTATCTTTGCAAAACAATAATTATATTTTTACCAACAATAAATGGTGTGAGGTGCTCAGAATAGAGTGGATTGATGAGAAGAGTGCAGCAACAATCACCTACAAAGAGCCACTTGATTGGGCAAATGGTAAAGTAACATTGTTAAAAATAAACTAATGACACAGGATCAAGTAAACGAACTAAAGGCAATGTCTGAAAACCTTGCTAATTCACTTCAAGGGGTGTTATCTATGGCACACATGGCAATAAAAGAGGTAGCAAAAGACAATCCAGAGCAGGCAGATGAGCTGTTAAGGGATTTATCGGAGGCACAGCAGGCAAAAGACATGAGTCAAATCAATAACTTAATGAATAAGTATGCCAATTATAGTAAGTAATCAGAATTATAAAGACATGTTTAATGTCAATCTGGGCTTTTATAGAGCCAATGCAGGTGACGAGCAGACTTACACATGTAGATTAACAGAAAACATCTCAATAACTGAGACCCCTGCCATAGTATTGAGTTACTTTGCAGGTCAAAACCAAATAAGTTTATCCGGTGCGAGCTTTTTATCAGAGGGATTCCTGGCAGGTGATGAGATTGAGGTAATAATTTACAATACTAATGGAGCAGTCCATCACACAAACACTGTTGATATAGTAAGTGTGACTGCCAATTCAATGATAGTAAACGCAACGTTAACCTGGAAGAGTGGAACTCAATATGTTTACATCATAGCAAAGCAAAAAGGTGGCTCAAAAAGGAATGGATTAGAACTTAATCTAAACTTTATACAGCAGACTGCATCACTGAGTGCAAATAGCTTAATAGATGGCTCAGTAAACAAGATACTATTTAACCTCACAGGCACAACAACAAATCAAATTGTGACAGGTACTCAGGTTGGAATAAAGTCAGGTCAATACGCTGTTAGTGCAACCATAACTGATAAGACAACCTACCCAAATAAGACAAGATCCTATGATTTGGAGGTGGTGTTTATTCAAAACGGTCCAATGTTGCAATCATCATTTGATTTTGGCAACTGCTTACGGACTTATTTTGGCACAGTTTGGCAGCGTACTTATGGCAATCCAAACAATAACACTACTTTTGTAATCAGTGAGAGTGCAGACACAGGATGGTTTGATGAGCCATTCAATTTAGGTGTTGCCAATGCTACTCTTGTGAGTGGAATTCCATCTCTTAACTTCAACACAGTTCAAACAGGAACCATCTCAATTGATTCTGCAAGTACATCCTTTGGATTTGGTGCAGGATATATGCCAGTGGATGCAACGTATTATAAAAATCAAACAGTTGACCAGAGTGAATTAAGCATGCTGGCTGAAACCAAAACAAGTGCAGCTCCTATCATATTGACATCCCCACTCAATCCAAGTGGAGCAGGATACACTCTTGAATTTAGTAATCCGGTAACTGTTGGAACAGTGACCACATGGGATTGGGAGTTCACTCCAAACGCTGCATTTATAACATTCATGGATGCACGTAGTATTGGTGATCGCTTATTCTATATCTGGGCTAAGTATGGAACAGTAAACCTGTTACTATTTGAGGACCAACTAAGCGAGAAACCACCCGCTCCAGGTGTATTGGATATGGTTGTTCATAGATTTGTTGATCACTCAGAAAACTTTGCAGATGATAATGTGACTAAGTTAGGATTTGAGGGTAATCTTGAGGATGACATTGCATTCATTGGCAAATTCTTAGTTCCTATCAATGCGGATATCAAATACACTAAGGCTGAAATATGGTCAGTTAATGCAGTGACAAATGAGGAGTTCTTATTGAATAGCTCTTATTTTGATTTTACAGCCATTCCAAAGGTCGGAGGATATTATCCTGTCAATCTATCTCAAAGTGTTATTACAACTCTTCCAACAACATCTGCAAAGCTCACTGCACAACTTGAAAGGGATGCGTACATTGACACTGTTACAGATTATGGGCTTAGAGTTTACTTACCATTCTTTTACAGCTGGCAATATTGGATAGCACAACCAAATGCAAATGCTTTCTTTTTTCCAAACAAGCAGACACGTAACTGGTTGCCATATGGAACTGAAACAGATTGGAAGTTGCAACTTAGAATAACTGTTGACATCAATGAACTTGACTATATTTACAGCGAGAATATTGTAATCAAAGATTATGATTCAGATCCTGCAATTGACCAGACAATGGATTTGGAAGTGGTGAGCACATCTCAAATTGTAACTGTAGTTGTCGAAGGTGAGTTACATAAGGTTAGTGCCTATCACACAATCAATACTGCAGATGTTTGGGATCAAGCAAATGTGTGGGGTATGATTACAATAGAACCAACAGAGGCTGCACCTCGATGGATATGTTCTACTGTAGTGCCTTATGATAATAACCTGGCTAATCCATTGACTCCGATTACTGGATTATATGCTGACTTATCATTCCCTACTCCACAGGTTGCATTGATTGAGTGTTACTTTAATCCAAACAATGTTAACTTATCCAATGGTGTTAAATTTACTTCAAAAATAAAAGGCTGCTATGTGTGATTGCATTAATATAACGTTTCAATCTGGTACTTATTCAACACTTTATTTTGAGGTTGATGCATCCGGTACCTATAATGGATTCAATACATTTGAGTTTACTTACTTTGGTAATACTTATTACATCTGGTTTGATGGTATTGAAACATGGTTTATTACAGATGTTGTTGGGGGTGGAACTTACATTGATAGCTTAAAGACAAGTGATCCATGTCCATTAGGTGATCCATCTCAATGGCTTTCATTTGCTGTGACAACTGAGACAAAAGCATGCGAATGTGCTAAAAATGAGGATAGAATGTTCTTTGATTACAAGTCAATTAAGATACCAGGTGTTTGTCCTCCACAGGATAGAGGCTTTGAAGAGTGTTGCTGTGAGGAGTTGGTCCTTGCTAAGTCCACATCAAACAGCTGGGAGACAGATAAGACAAGTGCATGGATGAAGCTCAGTGATCCTGCAGATACTGTTACATTCAACCTTTATAAAGATGGTGTGTTAACAACTTACACTCCATCAGTGGTTGCATTCCCTAATGAGCCAAATGCTTACTACACTACAATAGAATGGATTGATGTATTGAATGCAGATGGAATTGGATGTTATGAATTGGAAGTACAATATGATATTTCTGGTATTACAGGAACCATCTCATGGGGAAAATATAGACTACTTCCATTTACAATACAGAATGCAATTGCAACAGCCAGATTGAGAGCGAACTTTGATGGATACCATGAGATAGAGCAAATTAATTTCACTGGCTCAGGAGTTGAAAGTACATACAGATTCAATGGATTCATTGGCAACAGACAACCAAATACTGAGATAGATAATATCATTTACAATAATAGAGAGATGAGGAGAGTGATAAGAGAGAACTTGAATGAGTATGAGATTCTCGTTGATCCATCTTTGAAGTGTGTTACTAAGCCGCTTGTTGACTTGTATTTATTAAGTGAGAATAACCTTTACATCTCAGATTACAATGCTCACAACCATGACTATTGCATCAATGACTTGCCAGTAATTGTGAGTGAAAGTCCAGAGTTAACATACTATGACTTTGCTCGTAAGGCCTCATTAAAGTGTACGGTTGCAGACAAATTTAAGAACAAAAGAACCTACTACTAAAAACTAAAAAATTTAAGTATTATCTTTGACCAAAAAATAAGATTATGTCAAGTCCATCAGTTTACGAATTAAGCTCTAAAAATGGTAGTGATGCAGTACTTGCAGCTGCTAATGGAACCTATATTGTTAACAATACATCTACCTATGCGGCTAATCCTGTAAAGGCGATAGTTGTTTTGGAGGATACAATATTTGATTCATTTGCTCATGTTGGTAATGCAGCAAATGTTAAGTCATCTTACATTGCAGCTCCTGGCACAGCATTGAAAGCAGGTGCAATCATTAGACCTATTCAAAGCAAACTATTTAGATCAATTAAATTAACATCTGGTTCTGTCATATTGGTACTATGATAAGTGCATTGAACGTCAAGATAGGTGGAGGAGGAACTGCTCCCATTGGTGCAACCCTAACTAAAACAGGGCAAACTGTATCATATAGAACAGGAGATGATGGAGATATTGAGGCTGGGCGTGCAACATCATTCACTATATTAGGTAGTAAAAATCCATTCAATACCTTTGATAGATTTACTGATGAGCTTGGTGGATTTACATATGCAAATAATATAGTGATTGATTGGAGTACTTATAATGGTTCAACTGTGTTGGGATATTATCGCATTGCTACAGTTGCAGCAAGTTGGAACGCTGCTATTGATGCGGCTTTGGCTTTGTCTATTGGAACATTTACAAGTGGATGGAGGATGCCAAATAAATTAGAAATGGAAAGCATTTGCAATTATGGAACTGCTTTTATTTTGAACTACTCCCCATTTAATTTAAATTTTACACTTTGGATTTCAACTACTTATTTAGCATCAACCACATTGGCTTATACATTGGCCCAATCATGGGTAAATTTAACATCTAAAACAGCATCAGGAGTACGATGGATAGCATGTAGAACTTTCACCGTAACAGGAACAACATTATCATAAATTATGGCAACTTATAAATTCCCTCAATTCAACGTAGAAATTATCAATCCAACAGTAACTGTGACAACAGTTGTTGATAATATCATTGATAAAACATGTACAGCAAATGTATTACTGACAACTCCATCTGCAATATTTGGTGTTGACTTTGCAGGATATACCTATGCATCTGACTGGAATGATCAAGATATCATTGACTGGGTTAATAATGTAGAACTACCAAAGTATGAAGTCAAATGAAAATGTTACCTATCACTCAATTCATAGAAATAATTAAAAAGCAGGGAGCTGTGGGAGTCCTTGCCATGTGGTTGGCTTATACTCACTTCGAGGTGCAGGATGTTAAAGCTCGCTTGTATAACTGCTTAGATAAGAATGAGTATTATAACAGAAAACCTATTGAAGAGAAACAGCCACAAGCTCCGATTATAAAGAATGACACTGTTGCTGTGATTGATACTAAAAAGCGTATATTAGCAAAAAAATAATTATGCAACTGACAACTAACTTTAACTTATCAGAGTTCAACAAGCATGGATTTGCTTTGAGTGAAACTGTATTGAGAAACATCCAGGCACTGGCAAACAATCTGCAGATCCTTAGAGATGAGGTAAAAAAACCAATTAAGATTACAAGTGGATACAGATCACCAGAACACAATGCAAAAGTTGGTGGAGTAAAAAGTTCACGTCATATCACAGGTGAGGCAGCTGACTTTAAGATTGCTGGCATGACTCCAAAAGAGGTTGCCGCTGTAATTGAGAAACTTATTGCAGCTGGTAAGATGGAAGAGGGCGGATTAGGTACTTATTCCACTTGGGTGCATTATGACCACAGGAACGTAAAAGCAAGATGGAGTAAATAAAATAGTTATGGCAAAGAACAAAACAGTCAAAATTGACACT